GAACTTCGGAACCACCCCCGTCTTTCAGCCGCAGCTATATCGCTACCGGGGTGACGAGATATGGGGTCGGGCCAAGGAAGCTATCAAGACTCGGTGGATTCTGCCGACGCCTCCTGAACTGGAAATTGTAGGTGACAACACAGCTAACAAACAGGCTGCTGATACGGCTCTGAAGCTCCTGGCTGACTTGACGCAAAGGGAGTTTGGGTATACTCTCAACGGGGAAAAGATAAGCCTAGAAACGAAGAAGGACATGAAGGCGCGAGGAATCAGCTCTCCTGACATCGCGGATGCGCTCAACCTTAACCTCGCCCAGGACGTGGCCCGCCTGTTGGTGCCCCATGGACAGCAAGAAGAACCCATGATGACCAAACATGATTTTGACCCACATGCAAACGTTAGTGTAGCGTAAGGACTCCCTCATATGTGCTTCTCCCCCAAAGCGCCGCCCTCTCCTCCCTTACCTGCTATAGTGCAGCCGCCTCCTGTGGTAGAGGCCAAGCCGCCGCCAGAAAAGAAGAAACAAGCAGTTACTGAGCGAGCAGCCAGCACAGGCAGCGCCAGAACAGCCGCTCGTAATACTGGGCGCAAGGCCAACGTCGGCGCGGGCTCCATAGCAGCCACCCCTACGAATCAAGCGGGCAAGGCCCTGCTCGGGCAGTAATTTGGTGTTACGTGACACCGTAGGAGTACGAGCGACGTGAAACGTAAAGCGGGTGTCCTGAGCAATTCTGAGCTTGTGTCCGACCGAGATGCAGCCAATCGTCGGATGAATGACATGGTACGGGAGCTGGCCTCCTTCCGTTCCCACTACCGAGAGCTGTCTGAGTTCACTGCTCCGCGTCGAGGTCGGTTCTTCGTGGAAGACCGTAACCGGGGTGAGAAGCGGCACAAGTCTATCCTGAACAGCCACGCTACGACTGCGTTGCGTCGAGCGACCTCGGGCATGATGGCGGGCGCTATGTCACCGTCGCGTCCGTGGTTCGGCTGGGACATGATGGACAAAGATGTCCTCAACGACCCTGAAGTGGCTCAATGGCTGGAGCTGCTCAAGCACATCGTCTATACCATCTTTAATAAGGGCAACTTCTACAACATGGCACCGACCATGCTGAAGGAGCTGTTGTTGTTTGGTACGGGGGCCATGACGCACGAGGATGATTTTGAGGACGTGGCCCGCTTCTATGCTCACACGGCGGGCGAGTACATGATTGCTACTGACAGCCGTCAGGAGCCGGGTACCTTCGGGCGCAAGGTTCAGATGCAGGCGTATCAGATTGTCCAGAAGTTTGGATTGGCCAATGTCAGTATGGCTGTCGAGAACAACTTCAAGAACAAGAATCACGGTGCTTGGCACACGGTCAACCACCTGATTGAGTTGAACCCTTTCCGAGATGAGACAGAGGCCAAGTTCTCCTCAGAGTTCCAGGTCTACCGTTCCATCTACTGGGAAGAGAACACGAAGAACGCGACCGACAAGCACAAGTTCCTGCGTCGGCGCGGCTACAAAGGATTCCCCGTCTACGTCCCTCGGTGGGAAGTTACGGGCAATGACACTTATGGGACTGAGTGCCCCGGCATGATTGTGCTGGGCGATACGAAGCAGCTCCAGGTGCAAGAGAGAGAGCTAGCTAAGTTGCTCGCTCGCACGGCTGTACCTCCCCTCCAGGCTCCGCCATCGGCACGCAACCATCCGATAGCGAATCTGCCGGGTGGCGTGACCATCAATACTTCTGGGTCGGGCAAGTATGAAAAGCTGTATGACTCGACTGACCCCCGCATAGCGGAGCTGGGCAGGGACATCGAGCGCACGGAGCGCCGTATTAGCTCAGGCTACTATAACGACTTGTTCCGGGCCATTACCGACATGGAGGGCATCCAGCCTAAGAACCAGCTCCAGCTCTCTCAAATCAACGAGGAACGCCTGTTGGAGCTAGGCCCTGTGCTAGAGCAGGTTCACGGCGGATGGTTGGCACCGTGCGTCCAGCGAGCTGTCAGGCAGGTGTTAGACGCGGGCATCATGCCCCCGATACCTGCGAAGTTAGAAGGCCAGGACCTTGGGCTAGAATTTATTTCAGCGCTAGCCATGGCTCAGCGTTCCGTAGCGACTGGTGCTATTGAAAAGACTGTGGGTTTCACGGGTATGCTGGCGCAAGTCGGAGTAGACGTGACTGGCAATATCGACGGCGATTACGCTCTGAGAGAATATGCTTCGCTGGTGGGTGGCCCCGTGCAACTTATCCGTCCGCAAAAAGATATTGATGCGGCTCGCGAACAAGCAGCACAGAAGCAGCAAGCAGCGGAGGCGATGGAGATGGCAAACCAAGGGGCGCAGGCAGCAGCGACAGCTTCGCAGGCCAGCCTTGAAGAAGGTAACGTATTGTCTGAAGCCGTGCGTGGCGCAGCCGACTCGGCGGGTGCGTAATGGTGTTACGTGACACCAAAACTGCCGCCCAACTGCTCTACGAAGAACGGATTATGGTGGAGCAAGATGCTCTGCTGACTGTGCTGAAGACGTGGGAGGGCAGACGTGTCTTGTACAACATCCTGGCTAAGGGCGACATCTACGAGCAGAATGGCCCCACTCCATTTGGCGATGAGGGGCAGCGTGCTACCGGCAAACGGGAGATGTCTCTGGAAGTGCTGAGGGAGGCGTTGACACTACAGCCCGACGCCTATATCCTTATGCAGAAGGAAGCAGGCGATTTTGAGAAGAAATACGCCGTAAATTTGGGAAGCGAAGGGGAAGAAGATGCCACCGACTGAAGAGGAAGACAACAAGGTCGAAGATAAGGTCGAGGACAAGGCTGAAGACAAAGCCGAGGACAAGGCTGAAGACAAAGCCGAGGACAAGGCTGAAGACAAGAAGGAAGAAAGTGCTCCCGAAGAGTACGCTGATTTCACGGTCGCGGATGGTTTTGAGGTTGATAACGAGCTTTTGACCACTTTCCAAGAGTACGGCAAAGAGAATGGCCTGACTCAGGAAAGCGCTCAAAAGCTCGTTGACCTCCATACCCAGACGGTCCAGGGGATTCAGCAAGGTCAGATGGATGCGTGGGACAAGTTGAAGGAAGGCTGGGCAGGAGAGATTCGAGCCGATGTCGATTTACACGATGATAAAGGCAACTCTGAAGCTGCCGTCGCCACTGCCGGGAAAGCCATACAGGCACTCGGCGGAAAAGAATTAGAAGCTGCCATGGACTTGACTGGGGCGGGAAACCATCCAGCGGTCGTGAAGGCTTTCTACGAATTGGGGAAAAGGATGCAGGACGATAATATCGTCTTTGCGGGAGGCGGCGAAGATACCCGCACCCCGGCAGAAAAACTTTACCCCTCCATGGTTAAGAAATAACTAGGAGACTAACAGCATGGCTACGCTGTCCGCGAACAACCCCACACTGCTCGACCTTGCGAACCGGACTGACCCGGATGGTAACATTGCGCAGGTTGTGGAGATTCTGAACGAGCACTCGGACGTTCTGGATGATATGACTTTTGTTGAGGGCAACCTCACCACGGGTAACAAGACCACCCAGCGCACGGGTATTCCGCTGCCCACATGGCGCAAGATGTACGCCGGTGTGCAGCCGACCAAGTCACGGACCACGCAGGTAACTGACACCACGGGTATGCTCGAAGCGTACGCGGAGGTTGACATTGCACTGGCCGACCTCGCCAACAACACGGCTGAGTTCCGCATGTCGGAAGACAAGCCGCACATCGAAGGCATCCATCAAGAGCTGACGGACACCATCTTCTACGGCAACGAAACCACTGAGCCTGAAGCCTTCACGGGTCTCTCGCCGCGCTACAACAGCCTGTCCGCTGAGAACGCTGATAACATCATCGTCGGCGGCGGCGCGGGTGCGGACAACGGCTCCATCTGGCTCGTTGGCTGGGGCGAGCAGTCTTGCTTTGGTATTGTGCCGAAAGGCTCAAAGGCGGGCATTCGCCAGGAGGACAAGGGCCAAGTCACCATCGAGAATGCTGACGGAAGCAACGGTCGTATGGAGGCATACCGGACGTGGTATCGCATGGACGCGGGCCTCACGGTTCGCGACTGGCGTTACGTCGTTCGTATCCCGAACATCGACAAGTCTTTGCTGTCCACCGTTTACACGGCGGGCGCGTTCGCTTCCGGTGCCCACCTGCCCGAGTTGATGTTCCAGGCCATGGAACTCATCCCGAATCTCAGTGCGGTTCGTCCGGCATTCTACATGTCGCGTTCGATGCGTACTACGGTTCGCCAGCAGACCTCTGCTGCGGTTCAGGGCTCCGTGCTGACCACTGAAATGGTCGGCGGCAAACTGGTGGAGTCGTTCCACGGTATTCCTTTGCGTCGTGTTGACGCTCTTTCGGCTGACGAGGTTCTCGTCACCTAATCGGTTCGCTGGGCTAGTCTAGGGCGGCTGGCCCAGCACCGGGCTTCATTTCTCTCCAGGAGACACGACTATGATTATGGATTCGACTGCTGAATTCTGCGATGCAACTTCGGTTGCGGCTGCGGCGAGCGTAGCTCTCGTCGGTAATGTGATGGACTTGGGGGCCGATGGACGCGATATCGGTAATTCGGGTCCGTTATTCTTGGTCATCACTTGCTCCACCGATATCATCACGGGCGGCGCGGCGGGAACTATCTCGTTCCAGCTTGCTTCTGATGCTCAAGCGGCAATTGCGGTTGATGGCACTGCTTCCGAGCACATCATCACCCGCGCTTTCATCACCGATGATGCAACCCCGAATGAGCTGGACTCTGGACAGCTTATCGTGGCTCAGGCACTGCCGATGGCGGGTCTGGATGCGTACGAGCGCTACCTCGGTATTCTCGTCACCATCGCAACCACTACGGTAACGGCGGGCGCAATCAACGCCTTCCTCACCCCGGATGTGGCGGCATGGCGCGCAGTGGCTGACGGCATCAACTAAGTAGGTCGGCTCTGGTGTCACGTGACACCAGAGCCTCTCTTAGCGGGAGAGTTGCTCGTGCAGATGAAGTCGATGAAGTTGTCGCCAGCCGACAAGAAAGCCGAAGAGAAGAGCATGGAGGTGTCTTCTGATTCGCAGGAGTATCCTTGGGGCCTGACCCTGCGACTTGAGCAGGACACCATGGACAAGCTCAGTACTGGAGAGCTGAAGGTGGGGGATGAGCTGATGATGCAGGCAGCGGTCCGCGTCACGAGCGTAAGCTCTCACGACAGCGAGGGTAGCAAGACCGAGTCCTCGGCCAGTCTACAGATTACCGAAATGGGCCTCGATGCGGGGTCTACCAACAAGGAAAAAGCAGACAAGCTATTTCCTTCTACCAAGAGCTGAACAAGGGGAAGACCATGCCGAGAGTATTATTTAAGCGCCCATGGCGCACACCTCATGGACGATTTGAGAAGAGTCGGGACGGGGTGCCGAGTGAGGTGCCAGAGCGCTCGCTCCGACGTTTCCCGTTGCCCTCTGATGCGGAAATTGTGTCCGCTGACTACATCCCTCCGTCCGACCGTGAGCCCGATGACGAGCTGGCTGATGCGTCAGGGAAGACCGCAGCGCAGATTGAAGCCATGGTTCTCCAGCGGGCTGATGCGCTTATTGCCCGACGTGAGGCTGAAGCTCGGGGCGCGAAAGCTGAAGGCGTAGCCAAGGTCGCTGAGAAGGTGGCCGCGAAGGAACTCGCCGACAACCTGAAAGGCGATGCGGCAACTGTCAAAGGGAACATTGACGAGGTCGATAATCTCGAAGACCTCCGGGAGCTGCTGACCCTCGAAGAAGCGAACGGAAAGCGCAAAGGCGTTCTGGTCGGCATCCAAGCTGCAATCGATGACCTCGAAGACGCCGACGACGCCGACACTGACGCCTAAGCAGCTAACTGACACTCACGCGGAGATAGGGCCATGCCAGCCGGATTCGACCAAGTAACAATCTGCAACTTGGCCCTGTCTCACGTGGGGTCGAAGAGCACCATTGAGAGCATTGATGAGCTGAACAACCCAGCCAAGCAATGCAAGCTCTGGTACGCACCCGCCCGGATAGCAACCCTCGAAGTGTTCAACTGGGGGTTTGCCCGCAGGAGCGGGACGCTCGCACCCCACTCTGTCGCCGCTCCTACGAATCGCTGGGCCTACCGATACGCGTGGCCCGTCGATTGCCTCGCCCCCCGCTTCTTGGAAAACCCTGCGGGGCCGAACGCGGACGCGGTGCCCATGGAGACTGAGGA